GAAAATTTTATTAAAGGTATAACTGCACGACACCTGATTGAGATGATTGCTAATGAATACATTGAGCTATCACATGATAAGGTTAGACTGCAACGTGATGATCACATCAAATGGTGTAAGCAGTGGTTAGATGAGAACAAGCCGGTTAGAACACCACTAGAACAGGTGTGGGATTATTGGGAAAGACATACTAAGGATAATGAGAAATGAAACTATATGATTTAAAGAAGGGTGATAAGTTTAGAATCATCGATGAAGAACCTAGAGTACCAGTCGGTGCACCTGAAGCAGATCCTGATAAGGTATATTGGTTCGGTAGTATTGATGGCATGTACAGCTACTGCAAAGATGGTGATGATGTTGTTCACTTCGCAGCTTGGACTGAGGTGGAGCTAGTTAATGAAGGTTAAGTTTGTTAAGCTACCTTGGTTCAAGGGAACACCAGTGTACTGGAATTTAGTTAGGTTAGGATATACAAGTTATAGATTCTTTTGTTTAGGAATCAGAGTATACAAATAACATGTACTCAAAACAGCAAAACAGCGACACGTAGGAGGAAGAATGAAACATAGACCATGTGGTAACGGCAAGGGTGACACACCTAGACCAATACAAGACAGAGAGAAGTTTGATAGTAACTGGGATGCAATCTTTAAGAAGAAGGATAAGCAATATGCTGAAGTGGACAGGGACAATCCTATGCCTGATCGGGATAGCACTAACAAGTCTTAACATCTATCCTCTTAATCTGTGGTTTGGATTCATTGGATCAGCACTGTGGACTTATGCGGGGTTACGACAGCGAGACTATGCATTATTCATAGTAGAATTTGTAGCTGTTGTGATGTATTTAGGTGGATTAATTAAACATAGCATGGTATAATAATAGTATGAAAATTATACTTGATATCGAAACGAATAGTACTCATGATGTTATATGGGTGTGTGTTACAAGAGACTTAGAAACAAACGAGGTTAAGGTATGGAAGGAAGCAAACGGATTACAAAAGTATTTGGATCATTGCGATTTGATTATAATGCAAAACGGAATAGCATTCGATGCGAAGGTACTACAGAAAGTATGGAAGATATCTGTGAACCTGAGCCACGTGTCCGATACGCTCGTGTTAAGCAGGTTACTAAGTCCAAGCTTAGAGGGAGGTCATAGTTTAGAAGCATGGGGTCAACGCTTAGGGTTTCCTAAGGGTGATTTCAAAGACTGGGATGGTGGGTTAACTGAAGAGATGTTGACCTACTGTATTCAGGATACGTTAGTTACTAGTAAACTTTACAAACATCTAGTAGCTGAATTAGATAACCAAGGATTTGATAAAAGGAGTATTGAACTTGAACACGAGGTACAAAAAATCATCTGCAAGCAAGAAGAAAACGGTTTCAGATTTAATGAAAGAGAAGCTATCTATCTTCTTGCACAACTTAAGGGTAAGCTTAGCTATATTGAAGCTAAACTACAGAGTGTATTCCCAACAAAAACAGCTGAGAGATACTCAGAGAAAACGGGAAAGCGTCTCAAAGATTATGTCGAAGTATTCAACCCCGGAAGTCGACAACAAATCGGAGAACGTCTCATCGAAAAAGGGTGGAAGCCAACAGTCTTTACCGAAACAGGACAGCCAAAAGTTGACGAAACAACCCTCAAAGAGAGCACGATCCCCGAAGCAAAACTAATCGGTGAGTACCTAATGCTACAGAAGCGTATCAGTCAGATTGATTCATGGCTAGAAGCTGTAGGAAAAGATGGCAGGGTACACGGTAGGGTAATAACAAACGGAGCTGTGACAGGACGCATGACACACATGAGCCCTAACATGGCACAGGTACCTAACTCAGGTAGTGAGTATGGTGAAGAATGTAGAGCACTGTGGACAGTAGAGAAAGGATATAAGTTAGTAGGTATCGATGCTTCAGGTTTAGAACTTCGAATGCTTGCTCACTATATGAATGACGATGCGTATACAAATGAGGTCGTATCAGGTGACATCCACACAGCTAACCAAAAAGCAGCAGGGTTGGAAACGAGGAATCAAGCTAAGACGTTTATTTATGCATTCCTCTATGGTGCAGGAAGTTCCAAGATCGGGAAGATTGTTGGTGGTTCAGCGAAGGAAGGAGAAAAACTCATCAATAGTTTTCTTAGCAACACACCTCAGCTACGAGCGTTACGTGAAAAAGTATCTAGGATATTTTCTCAGAAAGGATCGCTACCAAGTCTTGATGGACGTAGGTTACTTGTTAGGTCGGAACATTCCGCACTCAACACGCTCCTTCAAGGTGCCGGTGCAGTTGTTATGAAGCAAGCATTAGTGTTGTTAGATAAGAAACTTAAGTCAGCGGAGATTGATTACAAGTTCGTAGCTAATGTGCATGATGAGTGGCAGATAGAAGTAGAAGAAGGAAGAGCAGAAGAGGTCGGTAAGTTAGGGGTCGAATCAATTGCTGAAGCCGGACAAGTGCTTAGCATGCGATGCCCTCTTAGCGGTGAGTATAAGGTAGGTAACAATTGGAAGGAAACACACTGATGGATGCACGTATTAAGCAAGTAGTGATGGAGATGTTACGCATGGGTGAAGACCCTGAAGAGATTACTAAGTCGTTAGGTGAAGCTTACAAACTAATGTTTGAAGTTAAAGACTATAAACCTAGTCATGACTTAGCAGACTTCTATCGTGCGTATAAAGATGCGGACTTTAGACCATGACGTTTCCTGCTGGAGTTGTAGAAGTACTTAGCATAGGTATTGACGAAGAAGGTATGCTTTACATTGCTACTAAGATGGAAGACCAAGACACCTTAGACTTGTTAGAAGATGCCTTTGAAGTTATGAGTGAGAAATTACCTGCAGATCCCTTTACACTGCAGTGATTTCATGATATAATATATGTACTCGTTAAGCGAGTTTTGTTTAAACTAATTAGGAGAAGTAAAGATGGCTAAAGAAGAGATTTTAATTAAGGGTGATGTGTACTGGTGTAACAACTATGAGCGTAATGCTAAGAGCCGTAAGTATCAGATCGACTTGTGCAACTTGTCAGCTGATGCAGTACAAGCACTAGCACGTATCGGTATCGAAGCTAAGCGTGATGATGCTAAGAAGCCGGCTCAAGGATTCTACATCACATGTAAGAGTGCGGGTTACGTGATCAACACTTACGATAAGACTGGTAAAGAGTTAGGTGAGTGGGTTAAGATTGATAAGGGTACTGAAGTTAAGCGTGACGAACAAGGTAAAGCTTTGTACACACGAGTATCGAATGGCTCTAAAGCATTGGCAACAATCTCACCGTATGAGACTACAGTAAACGGTCAGCGTTATACGCAAGGTAGCATCAAGAAGATTGTTATCACTGACTTGATTGAGTACAACCCACAAGGTATGGATGTCTCTAAGATGGAAGAAGAGGCTCTGTGAGAAAGGCACTGATAGACGCTGATATTCTAGTCTATCGTGTTGGCTTCGCTTCTGAGGATACTTCGGAAGCGTTAGCCGTCTCTCGGATGAGGGAGTTTGTTGAGGACTTGATTCTGTTCAATGGGTTTGATAGCTTCATCGGATACTTAACCGGTAAGCAGAACTACAGAACAGAGATAGCTAAGACAGCTCCCTACAAAGGGAACCGTAAAGCACCGAAACCGAAACACTATCATGCTTTACGAGAATACTTGTTAACGAAGTGGGACTTTACTTTAGTAGAAGGGCAGGAAGCGGATGACGCAATAGGAATCAAAGCATACGAGCTAGATCCTGAAGAGTTCTCTATCTGTTCTATTGATAAAGATTTAGATATGATTCGTGGTAATCACTATAACTTTGTAAAGGATTTCTTTTACGATGTTACTGATGATGAAGCAATCAGACACTTTTATAAACAGTTACTAACAGGAGATAGAGTTGACAATATCATCGGTCTCAAAGGAATTGGAGACGTTAAAGCGAAGAGGATTCTTGAAGAATGCAAAACAGAAAACGAAATGTATCTTGCTGTACTCGAAGCGTACGAAGGAAACTCGGAGCGAGTACTGGAGAACGGGCAGTTGTTGTGGATAAGAAGACAAGCAAACGAACTTTGGCAACCGCCCAGCTCGTGTATATCGAGTGGGTCGATGCAGTGTCAGACGGAGGATGGGAAGACGATATCAAAGTAGATATTCATCCAGTGCGTACAGTAGGCTTTTTAGTCAGTGAATCTAAAGACGGTATCTGTCTAGCTTCTACTGTATCAGGTGAGATGACTAATGCTAGGATGCATATTCCTAAAGCTTGGATCACTAAACGAAAGGTAATTAAACTTGAAAACAGCATCAGCAAAAAACAAAGGAAGGGCACTACAGCAGTGGGTAAGAGATCTACTCCTGAAGCTACACCCGGCACTGAGTTTAGATGACGTACGTAGTACAAGTATGGGAGCAGGTGGAGAAGATATTCAGCTGAGCCCTGCTGCAAGAGAGATGATACCGTTCACTATAGAATGTAAGAACAACGCTCGTATAGCTGTATATAAGTTTTACGAACAAGCTTGTGCACATGGTAAAGGTGAGCCGATTGTCGTTATTAAACAGAATAGATCTAAGCCACTCGTAATCGTGGACGCAGATTATTTCTTTAGGGAGATTAGTAAATGAGTTGTGATAGGCATTGTTATGAATCAGACATTGCTACGTTAGAGCAAGAGAATCGACAGATGAGAGCACGTATGGATCGCTTACAAGAAGAGAATACGTTGCTGATTAAACAAGTTGATGCTCTTCTCATAATGGTTAAAAGCAACGAAGCAGATCGACTTAAAGTAATTCAGGAAGTATGGCAGAATACTATGGAGAAAAACGGATGAGTACATACGGATTTAACTACAGCGATGGAGACAGGCACATAGCTTACTCTTTCAAAGTACCCGAAGAAGCAACACCTTCAGATGTGCATGAGCAGTTCGCATATTTTTTAAACGCAATTTACGGATGGGACGTTAGGAAACATTTATATGAAAATATTACTCCTTGATATTGAGAGCAGTCCTAACGTAGCACACGTGTGGGGAATCTGGCAGCAGAACGTAGGTATTAATCAGCTGATGGAATCTTCTTACGTGTTGTGTTGGGCAGCTAAGTGGCTAGGTGAAGATGAGATTATGTTTGATTCTGTACACGTCTCTAAGCCTAAGAAGATGTTGCGAAGAATACATGATCTAATCTCCGAAGCTGATGCGGTGATTCACTACAACGGTACTAAGTTTGATATGCCTACGCTGAATAAAGAGTTCTTGTTACATGAGATGAATCCTCCTGCACCTTACAAGCAGATTGATTTACTCAGACAAGTACGCAGTCAGTTTAGATTTCCTAGCAACAAGTTAGATTATGTGGCTCAGAGACTAGGTTTGGGTAGCAAGACATCCCACGAAGGACATGAGCTTTGGGTTAAATGTATGAACAAAGATAAAGATGCTTGGTTCAGAATGGAGGAGTATAATAAACAAGATGTCATACTATTGGAAAAACTTTATAACAGATTGTTACCTTGGATTAAGAACCATCCGAACCACAATCATCATGCCGATGGTCAGGTTTGTCCGAGCTGCGGTGGTACTCACTTACAAAAGCGTGGTATTTCTGTTACAACTACCAGTACTTATCAGAGATATCAATGCAGAGAGTGTGGCTCATGGAGTCAGGGAACGAAACAAGCAAAAGCGTCAGTAGAGGTTAAACCGTTATGAGTGGAGATCACAATATGAATCAGATTAAAGAAGGGTATAGACACTATGATAGTCCTGTAGCTATGCCTGATTTAGGTGCACCACATGGTTTAACTCTTGAAGGATACTTTGCCGGTTTAAATAAGTTTCATGGAGATACAGGCAAATCTGTTAGAGATCAACAAGTTGGAGGCTCTCACTATCAGAAAGATATTCAACCTTGGGATATTATTTCTGAATGGAAGCTTGACTTTTGGGAGGGAAATATAGTAAAATATATACTACGCTGGAAAGATAAAGACGGTGTAAAAGATTTAAAGAAAGCTAAGCACTATATAGAATAT